TACCAAGGCCAGGGCACTCAAAAAGGTAGGGGATACTGCCAATACAGTCGTGTCTGCGTCTACCTCCATCTCTGGACTGGTCAAACTGGATCCCACCGGCATTTCCAGCGCTGTGGTCGGAGGCCTCCAGGGACTCGGTGCCATGAAAGATGGCGGGATCTTTAAGGAGGCCCAAGGCCTGCTCAGTGGGGCCATCGACGGGCTGCGCTCGATACCCTCCATGATTGGCCCTTTCCTTATGGACATCCTAACCAATCTTGTGCCGAAGCTCATCGGCTCCATTGGCGACACAGTTGCGGCCTTGGCCGGTCAGGTGGATGACATCATCATCGGAGCGGTACGGTCAGTGCCGGGGATCATTGAGTCGCTTTTCGAGGCATTGCCCGACATCTTGGAGAGTGTGTGGCTTTTAATGCCAACACTCATATTATCAGCGATGGAAATGCTGTTGGATCCCAAATTTTGGGTGAGTATGGGCAAAGCGCTGATTGGGGGACTATTTGATGCCTTAAAAGAGCTAATCGGCGTCAAACGCGAGGATGGCACCGGCAAGGGGCCTTTGGGTTTATTTGGATCTGCCCAGGAGGGCGGTAAAATCGCTAACCTCTTCTCGCACCCCAAAGAAGATGGTAGCTATGCAAGTGGTATTGATTATGTAAGAAAAGACGGATTGTATCAATTGCATCAGGGGGAGCGAGTGATGAACCCTGCCGATGCAGCAAGAAGTAGTGCTGGTGGAAGTGTGAACTTCTATATCAGTGGCGTGATCGCCTCCAATGTGGAGGAGCTTGTACGTGTGCTTCGTAAGCACCTAGGCTCCACGGGTAGGGGGCTATCCTTTGGCTAACCCCCATTTTTACTGGTACGACGAGCCCGGCAAGGGTCTGACAGCGCTCGACACGGGGCGTCCTCTGGCTCGCCTGGAAGAAATCCCCCTGTACACAGTGCAGGACGGGAAAAACGGCTACGGAAGTGCCTATCGGGTGGCGGTAACCGGCGGGATGCGGGTCAGATTGGTATTCCAAAACGTCGCCCTGACATCGAGCGCAGGGAATGTGCTGGAGAATGCCCTGCGTACCCTTTGGGGCCACCTTCAAAGGGGTGGCCGATGCGGGTTTTCTAGGGATCACGCTAAAACATTTGCTGGTTTTTCTACATCGACATCTACGCGTGGAGCCAGCTACGCGCGGTGCGGAACAAATGCATTTTCCGCCTACTCTACATCGGGTGCTTTAGCCTCTGGAGACCCGATTGTCTTAGAAACGGGCAACCCTGATCAACGGAGGGAGTATCATAATTTTAGCAGCGCTGTCGGGACCCAATTCAATTTGAGCGGAACCACTATCTATAACGACTTAGGCAGTTATATGTTGCGTTATAAATGGTTCTGGCCTGCACTATACCTACCAGAAGACTTGGTAAACCAGAACCCATTCAGCGACCAATACCGGATACACTTCACGTTTGATTGCACGTTGGAAGTGGATCCTTTGGTCTATCTGCTGACTAACGAAGAGACCAGCGGGCAAGCGTTGCCTTTGGGTGTGCAAACGGGTTCAGGCGTAGACTATGGTGGAAATAAAAACACACTTGATAGCTTGCTAATTTACGCTGGTCAAAACAATAGATTTGGAGGGGGCTCTGACGTGGCCCGCCTCCAGGGCTTACTGAATTCCATCAGAGGGAGGACCTTCTAATGGCAATTCTCATCGGACTGACCATCGCAGTCATCATCCAGCAAATTACAGACCTCATCGGCTCCTGGGTAGATGGTATCATTCGCGTCATCGCAATCAGTTCCATTCTCTATATACCCACGTGGGGCCGTGCATTCTTCGCGATAGTGGAGGGCATTACCATACCCATCACCATCGGCATCCTCATTCCAAACTGGCAGAACACCATCGTCTGCCGGACCATTACAGTTATCATCTATACCATTGCATACTTCTGGCGCATGAGTATTCACGTTGGGGTTGGTATCATCACAGTCTTCAGAAGCGCAAAACCCATCACCATCACCATCGCAATCAAGGCGATCCTTGTCTGTATCTTGGGGGGCTGGGGTGGTGTCGTTGGCGGTAATTGGAGCGGATTCTTGGGGGGTGTTGGAGCACGCAAGGAGAAGCAGGAAAATCATAAAAACCTCCATGGTCACCATACCCCCCATCTGGGGTTTTGGGGAGGGCACTGATGGCCTGGTCAAGCGCCTTTGTGGAAGCTCTGAAAGCTCAAATCATGCATCCGATCTTCGTTTTGGAAGTGACGCCCATTGCGGACGAACCTTGCAATGATGGGTATCGGGCGTCATCCCACCCTCGATATGGGGACCCCGTAATCGCTACCGTTCGCACCCAGGGAGCCACGCTGCAACCGGTCTCCTGGACCTCGACTGTCGGAGCCTTCAGCGTCGATCTCGTCGGCGATCTTGGGGAGATTTTCGATAGTTTGACCAGAGGGACCATCGTTTCTCTCTATGTTGGCTTCGCTGGGTGGGCCCTTGCTGACTTCGAGCGGGTCGCCATCGCCCAGGTCTACCAGATTTCTGGTGGCCCCTCTCGCTGGAATCTGGAATGCAGAGATATTTTGGCAGCCCTACGCCAGAAGATAAACAGCGATGCTGCACAACTATCTCTGTTCTACGGTATCGGTCAGGTCAGTTATTTGACGGCCAGCTACACCATTGGAGACACGACGCTTACAGTCACTAACACCACCGTCTACCAACGCGGGGCTGGATGGAATGGTGCGGTGCAGGTCACCCCAGAGTCTGGGAATCCTTTTTTGCTTTACTGGGACAACAAGAATTCAGGCACAGAACTGAATCTGGCCAATCCCACAATCGACCATCATGGAACGACTATGGTGGATGCCCTTTTGGGCGACAGCTACGCCGCCAATGTGGCCCTTTTGACGGGTCACCCGATGGACATCGTCCGCAAGGTTTTGACCAGCATAAACGGGGTATCCGCCAACGGAGCCTACGACGTGTTGCCGTCTACCTGGGGGCTTAGGCTGCCGGAAAGCTGGATTGACAATGCGGATGTTGATCGGTGGAAGGCGATGACTAACGCTGGGACAACCAGCGGTTTGGTTTGGGAAGTCATCGTTGCAGATGAGCAGACGGATCCCTCTGCCTGGATAGCAAGCCTCTTGTCCCCGGCCGGGCTGTTTCTGACGATGCGCCAGGGATGCCTGACGATCCGGGCGGCCCAGAGCTACAGTATTTCCGCGACGGCGGTCTGGGAGAGTTTCGAGATTACGGACATGGATTTCGACACCTGGGCCTACGAGGCATGGGACTCGGACCATAGCGTTGAATACGGCAATGTCCGCGTTTTAAGTGCCACCACAGAGGAGTTTGGCACTGAGGAAGATAACGTCACGTTTCCAGCAGCCACATATTCGTACTATGATAATTCTGCCGTAATCTTCAGCGATGAATCTGCACAATGCACCAGCATTGCGGGGCGGGTTTACCTGGCTGCTCAAAGGATTCCAGAACGGGTCAAAATTACTGGTCGCCTCCACTTGGCGCAGTTGGCTCCTGGCAGTGTCATCCCGTTCAGCTCCTGGCGCGTAAAAGGACGGACCACTCAGTCCAGAAAAGGTTTTGATCGGGTACCGGGGACAGTCCTATCCGTATCTCCTGATTGGTCGGGCGGAACTTGCACGGTGGTACTGGTGTTTTACGCCTCCACCGGGGACGCATACCCATGAAAATAGTAGTCGGACTATCGGAGGTGGAGACTGATTCCCTGGTAGTGCGGACAGGATCGGCTCTCGCCATCACAAAGCGGGGGAATAGGGCTTTTTTAACCGTCCCCTCCGGCAGTGGTGGCGGAGGTGGAGGCGGCTCATGGACCGCCTCTGGATACACCGGAACTGCCAGCCGTTTTGCCATTTTCGATGGGTCAGGTGGCGCGGCCTATCTATCGTACCCCTCGGCCGGGATAGTCGCCTGGGATGGGGCTGGGGCTGGGTTCGAGCATGTGACGGTTGATGCGCCGCTCTCATATACTGGAGCCCACTTAAGTATCGACCTATCAGCCTATTTGACCGCTGCCTCTGCCTCCACTGTCTATCTCTCAATCGCTGCAGCATCGGCCGCTTACCAGCCTCTTGATGATGATCTTTCGGATCTTGCCGGTCTTGACGACGGGTTGCCCTTCCGCTCCAGCGGGGCTTGGGCCGCTTACTCACTGGGCGACCTCACAATATCTGGTGCCTCAGTCCAGGTGACTCAGGCGCGCGGTCTGCGCGAAAGCGGTGGCGCAACGCTTGCAATGGGCTCAGTAGCCGACGGGGATGCCCTTGTCAGATCGGGGGCCACGATTGTCGGTGCCTCGGTCGCGGCGGGCCCTACTGGCGTGACTGCGAGCGGGGTGTACTGGGGTGATGGGTCAAACGGAGACTACACTTTTGACGGCACGTCAGCAGTTACTGGTTGGTCGCGTTCGGGGTCGACCTATACTTGGTCAGGCACGACGGCGATCAATGCTAAGACTGTCCAGTTTTCAGCGAATAATATCACGCTGGTTTTGGGTGGATACCAGCTTAGATGCCGCTCTTACAACCCTGACGCTCGGGATTACATCAAGGTCATTGCCAACGGAAATCCAGGATCGGGGGTAACTGCCGGCAGTGGTGCAGCGCCAGCAGCTCTGTGGAATTCCAGCGGCGGCGGGGCCCAGTTTTACGGTGGCCATGGCGGTGGCGCTGGCGTATCGGGCGATGCGAACGGGTCGAACGGCGGTACAATGTTGACCGGCGCGATTTGCAATGGGGGCACTGGCGGGCGCGGTGGAAGGGCGCGGGCGACAGGTATTTCCACAATCAGGACTGGAGGAAACGGGGGCGGTTCGACTGCAAACAATGCCTTCAATTACTACGGACACCCCAGGATAGTGACGCCAGCAGTTCAACCCTTTCACACGGCCGGAACCGCAATAGCCCAGATTGGCGGTGGCACGGGCGGCGGCGGTGGCGGCGTTGGTGCTGCCGGATCGTCGGGTGGCGGTGGCGGTGGCGGTGGCGTGCTCTGTGTGTGTGCTGCCGTTGCGAAATTCGGTGTTGGATGTACCTTCGAGGCTGTTGGTGGGCCTGGGGCGGCGGCGGTGGTCACCGGAATTAACGAGGGCGGTGGCGGCGGTGGCGGTGGCGGCGGTGAGGTGACCGTAATTATTGGCAGAATCGACGGCTCAAATCTGCCCTCTTGTTTAGCCGATGGCGGTGTTGGTGGGGCGGCATCGGGCAATTCGGGCGCCTGGGCCGAGGGCGGAAATGGTGGCAATGGCGGGAAAGCATACCTGACGGTTGGTACGAATAATGTCGGCGGCACGCCTACACTATCGGCAGCGGGTGGCCTTGGTGGGGCTAACGCGGGGTCGAATCAGACCAGCGGTGCCCTTTTTGTCGGGTCTGTGGCTGGAACGACAGGCACAACCCAGTATACGGAGGCATAAAATGGCGTCTATTGGGCAAATTTGGCGAGATCCTGATGGAAGCCAGTGGGTCGTCATTGGTGCGTCAGGTGCGATGGTTTTAATCGGCGGCGAATGGCGAAATGCGGATCTTGCTTCTCTCGGTTGGGAATTGGTAAATTAAGGAGCTTTCATGTCTATAATCGTTCTTGATATCCAGCATGCTGGAAGTCCTGCCTCGGACCACATGGGAGATCGCGGGGCGGTCTTTGAGGGCGTCGAGGAAGTATCCCTCACTCGACGCTACATGGACGCCGCAGATCGCCGTTTACGCCAACTGGGCCATCAAGTGATCCCAATTTCAGACGGCCACTACTCAGACCGGCAGGCCAGGGCGGAGGCCTACGGTGCCGCCGTCTACGTCGCTCTGCACATAAACGCAGGAAAGGGTGATTATGGGGTCATATTTTATGACTACCGCAGCACAAAGGGACCAATCTTGGCGGCAGCAGTTGTGGGGCAGATGAAGAAACACTTCACCTGGTCTCAGAAGTCGGCACCAGCAGCGCCATCTGACCCATTGGGCGGACGGGCATGGAACTGCATTAAGAATGTGGGAAAGCCAATTTCACTATTGATAGAGCCGGGCTTCATTGATGGTCCGCATAGGTCCGATCTCATTGCCAGGATTGAGGAGGTCGGGGTGGCCTTGGCCGACGGTATCCACCAGTGGTCGCTGCAATGAGCAGTCCGCATGAAAAGACCCAGGAGGGCCTGCGGGCCCTGGAATGGGCCTTAAAGCTAAAGGAAAAAGAGGATTCTGAACGCCATCGTCAATCGATGGCAACGTCAGAAACGATTTTGAAGGAGCTGCAGGAGCACCGTGGCCATACTATTTATGCCTTGGCCAGCGCTCACCCTTGGAAAGCTATCGTTTTTACTTCGCTTTTCATGGTATGGGTGTCGGGCTTGCTACCGCAAGTATTGCCCATAATTCTTCCACTCTTACCGCAAATTTTGGGAGTCGCACTTGGCCACACCCCTACGCCCTGACCAGACTGAGGAGGTGGCCCAGGCCGCCACCCTGCCAGAATTTCCTGATCCTGACAGTCTTTCCGACACCCAACGACGGGCCATTTTGGCCGAACTTTCGAGCACAGAGATGCCATGTTGGGATTGGCGAGCATCTGGCCTAATCACGAGAATTCTCGGAGAAATACCACTCGCATGCTGATCTTATTGTTATCACTGGCTATCGCCGGGAAATACGATCCAGACAGCGATTGTCATGTCATTTGGCGGGCTTCTCAGACCATTCCTGACGGGGTGGTACTCATCGATTTTGGCACCGAGGTCTGGTACCCATGGGCCGCTTGGACAGGCCCCACCGGTGCCCGTGCCCAGGCAGAGATTGGGGCGGGTGCATGGGATTACTGGAACCTGACCCAGCACCCAGATGTCGGGCATCGTGCTTGGTATTCTGCCCAGTCTCCGGATGTGCGTACGCGGTTGCGACAGCGCGCTCGGATGATTTCTGGCACAATGCCAGGGTGACCCCCGAACAGGCCGACGATGCGCTGCTATCAATCGCCATACGCTCCGCAGATACCGAGCGCCTGGCATTGGAGGCACGTGTGCGTTTGGCCTGCGCCCCTGGCAGTATGGTCAGCAAGGCAGTCGAGGCCGAGGTTGCACGACTAAGTCTCGACAGCAAAGGTGATCGAGCAGAGTTGTTGATGGTGCTGCTGGCTATCCGCCTTCCTTGGTGGCGGCGCTGGTGGCCTTTTTGACCGACTAATCGCTATTTCAGCACGGCCTATGCCTACCCCTTGCCGGTATCGCTATCGTCGATTCTGGAGGATAACATCGCAAGTGAGTGCGTTTGTTTTTGGATGCTGGTGCAAGGGCCCCATGCGCCTGAAAATATTTTCTGCACAGATTGTCCGCCGGCGCCATCTATGGGTGACGGCCAATGGACCGACGAGCGCCGCTTTTGAAAGAGCTTGAAAGAGACCAGGTCAGTCTTTGAGCAATCATCTCTGCTTTACTGAGCATGTATGATGATATTTTTACAATTGCAGGCGGCTTACGATGCCATGGCCTGTGCTGCGTGGTGCTTCTCCTGCCGTGAATCGAATAGGCTATCACTCACGACGCCGGATCCACACCAGTACACACAGCGTACACAGCACGACGCTGGGAGGCTATTTCGTGCGCCCCTCTACGATTCTATGCGTCTTTCGCTTTTTGGCGTGGCTCCTTGTTTTTAGGCATTCGAGGTGCATCTGAAAGTGGATGGTCACCTGTTGGGGTAAAGAGGATCCCAGTTGATTTAAAACTCCCATCATCCAACAGCCTTTTGGGAGGGGTCTAGTCCAAGTACACTTGGCGTACACACCTCCCCATCCAGGTCTTTCCAGGTCTTGCGCAGCACGATCTGGCTAATGGTGGTCACTGACACCCCATAGGCCAAGGCCAGCGCCATCCGGCTCTCCTGGCCCACCCGCTTCCGGATCTCCCGTACATCATCAGCCGTCAGTTTGGAGATGGGCGGGGCCGTCAGCAGGCCCGAGAGGTCCATCACCCCAGATGCACCGATGGCTGGGATCATGGCCACCGTTTCTCGAAGGGCCAATGCAAAACTGGGGTCGCTGTACACTTCCCCCATGACATCGAGGTCATGCCCAACAAGATATTTTATTGCGTCTTTATCGGCTCGCATCGCCCGTAACCCAGACACCAGCCCCTTACGAAAGGCGTGGTGCGGTTGCCTGAGAATGTCGGGGTGGATGATTCCGGCCCGGCTCCAAATCCTCTTGGATTTTTCCGCGTCGGGGAGGCGGTTTGCACGGGCACAGGGCACCAGCCACCCTTGGCGTTTACCCCAACCGGCCATCTCTTTGAGCAAATGGGGAGACAATGGGACTGTCCTACCATGCTTTTCTCGTCGGCTTTTGCCCAATTCTGGCCTGATATACAATGTACCAGCCTCCATATCCACATCGTCCCACTGGAGGCGCATGACCTGGCTCTTGCGTAGTCCCGTGTAGCGCAACATTGTGAAAAAAGGGTGGTACCACCCATATGTTGACTCTACTACGGCATCCATCTGTGCCCAGGTTGGAGCAATCGGGCGTAATTTGGGCTGCGTGGGCGCAAGTACAAGCTTTTTGTAACGGGGCATATGAGGCTCATAATCATCGTGATCACAAGCCCATCGCCACAATGATTCTATATTGCGCACACGTTGGCCTGCGGTCAGGGCAGAGCACTCACGAACACTGGTCAGCCAAGCATAAAAATCGGCCATCAGTTGGCGAGAAATCCTTTTCGTATCGATATTCTCACCAAAACGATCCTGAAGCCACGTCAAAAACTGATTGAGCACGAAATGGCGCCCCTCCAGCGTTCTGGGTGACAACACTCTGACCTGATCATCCAGGTAAGACTGGCAGATCACTTCGAGCGTGGGAGTGGTAGGCGTAGGATCTGCCGGATTCCAGTCTTGTCCGAGGGCAATGGACGACTCGACTTTGAGCCTGAGCTTTTTTGCTGTGTCGTGGTCGGGGCAATGCCTGCAACACTGTTTGCCCGACATATCGCGCCATCTGACGCGATATCCCTTTCCATTTGGTGCCTTTTCGATGCTCGCCATTTGTAAATCTCCCTTGCCCAATGGTCCACTTCTTCCAATCGCCATCTAAAACATTTGCGCTTGCCGATGCCCAAATCCATCCAGGGGGCAGCCAGGCCAGCGGCGGGTGTGTCTACCATCATTGCTCGTAAAAGCTGAGCGCAGATGCCCAGATGTGCCCGCACGTCGGCGGTCTCCACCCAAGGCATCGGTTGATGTTGATGTTGTGCCTTAGACATACGCCCCCCCCAGACGTGCCTGTGGCAATGCACGCCTTGATTCCGTCGATCTCATGTTTGTACTATTACCTGATAATTTCAGGTTGCAACTGGTTTCCTCTCGTCCAATCCTTTTCTTTTTTCCATCGGCTTTTTGATTTGAAGCAAGGATGGGACAACCATAGCTTTTCACAAAAATCCTTTTCGCATCCTTTTCGTCCACGGACGAATGCCGAGAAAAGGATAAAAAAAAGGAAAATAGTAGACGGTACGAAGCCGAGAAAAGGAAAGAAAAGGATGACGAAAAGGCTTCTGCTTTTGACGAAAAGGATGCTTTGACCATCCTTGACCCGAACTCTACCCCGCAAACTGCAAATTCCTGGCCCACTGGCCACCAAACGGCGACCAATTTCCATCCGTTCAGCCCCACAGAGCCCAGGCACGCCTTCGGCCCCAGGCCATAGGGCCCGTTAGTCGTTGTAGTCAGCATCATTCCAGCATTCTTGCATGATAATTTCTCATTGCAAGTGATTTTTTCCCTTTCCGCCCTTTCCGCGTGAACAAAAAGGACGGAAAAGGATTCGCGCTTCGCGGCTACATTGTCCCGGCCTTTTCGCGTCCTTTTCCGCCCACGGAAAAGGCCACGGAAAGGACACGGAAAGGGCGCGGAAAGGCCACGGAAAGGACGCGGAAAGGGCGCGGAAAGGCCACGGAAAGGACGCGGAAAAGATATTTTTACCGTAGTTGACCTCATTTCCGTCCACCAAATAGCGGCTGTTGGCGGCTATTCCAGGTCGCCAACACCCCATCCACCCGGCTTTCCAGGGCCAGCGCCCTCTTGAGCAGGTCCGACTTCTCGGTCTTGCTGGCGGCGTGGTATGCGCGCTGGGCGGACCTCATCTCCGCGACAAGGGCCCGGAATCCTTCATCCTCCATGATGGCCTCCAGTAAGGTGATTGCGTTGTTCATTGAGGGCCTGGGCCAGTTGCATGAGAAAATCGGATGGCAACTGAGTCGCCGGTAAAACCCTCCAAGGCATCGGCCACCCATCTCGAATCCCCGCTCCATCCAGGCGGCTGTCATGCTCCATGGCCTCGACCTCCCAGGCCGGGGGCCTGTGGGCCGGGGCCTGCGACGGATGGGCCTGGATGGGCACCTGGATGGGGGCCGACCGGGCGCACTTAGGGCAGTGATGAAGATCATCTCCAACCGTGACCGCGCAGCGCGCGCACATCGGAGCATCACAGGTGCCGATCAAGATTGGACCGTCACAAAGTAGGGTTGCCACCCTGCCACACGCGCATTTCTTGCGAGGTTTCCGGCCACGGGTACAAATAAAACCGCGCGCCCCGTCAGCAGTTTGAAATGGTTCACAGCCCATTTTCCATCCAATAGCTCTCTTGGGCCATCCGCCACTCTTCCAATGCGGCCAACCAAAGGTGGCGGAAAACTGCCTGCTCATGGGCAGACATCCCGTTGATGATGGCCATCCCCAGCTTCCACCGGGCATTCACTTCCCGCTTTTGAGCCGCCAACAGCAGGATCTCCATCGGAGAGAGAGCCGCAGAATCAATGGCATCAAGGGTCATATTAAACCCCATCCCGTATCAGAGCGGGTCATGGCGATTTTCTCCCTTCAACATAGGCCCATGCCAATTCTTTGATCCAGATCAGCGCCTTGCTACCATCTGGATCTTTTGCCGTTGCAAACCTCGCTCGAATCGCGGCATTGGCTGCGGTGAAGTCTGCCCTCGATTCTTGGCGGATAGCAAAGGCATAGGTCAGAGCTATTGATTTTTTGGGGATGTTTCCATCCTGACACTCCTTGACCACCTGCCCCCTTGGGTCAAGCATGCCGATGGTGGGGCGCTCAGTCATTGGGCACCAACCAACGTCCCGCAACCATTACAATCGACGATGCCGGTGACCAAAAAAGCGGGCGTCAATTTGATGTTCAGCAGGTTGATCCTGATAGCGCAGGCAGCACAAAATAAGGATTTACCAGCAATAAAAACTATTGTCATCGATAGCTTGCCTCCAGACGCGCCGACCAAGCATCATGTGGTTCTGCCTTCATTGCGTCGTTGTCCGGCAGTACAATCTCAAGATGCAAGAACATATTGCATTTCTTACAAGTCCCATGTCCCATATTGAGATCGAACCGCATCGCTATTGATGGCCGCGCATACTGCTGGTGACCACAAGGGCAGGTGAAAGGATAGTCATCTTTAAGCTGTAAGTCGACAGGGAGATAGGTGATCATTCCCCACCCCCATCCGTGTACGCAGGGCAGGGACCGGGGGCATGGAGGGGGAATCCATCGGGGCCGAATGCCACACGCGCCCGCCAATCCATCACTACCGCACTCTGATCCTCCGACATTTTGCCGAAGCATCCCAGAACCTCACCCGACACTTCCGATCGGGCACACGTGCCACAATCCCGGCGTTTATGCAGAGGGGTACACCCCACATAGCAACAGCATCTTTTCATTTTCCACCCCCTGTCAGTTTTTCGACATTGCGGCGGTCCAACAGAGACTGGGCCACCAAAAAATTAAGGCGTACGGCAACATCCAGATCTTGCGGCATCCCCGCATTGTCCAGGGAACTACTGATCAAGCTTTGAAGCCGCGCCCTATCGGCCTCTACTTCGGATAGATAGGCTTTTACTGCGATCAACTCGTTCTCGGTCTCTTGGATCTGTTGGGTAGTGGCACCCAAGAAATCCTCCAGCATCTTCGGCAGATCGTCCGTGTAATCACTGATTCCAGCGGCGATTAACACCGCATGGATCGCCTTCAGTTTCTCTTCTGCCCGCTCCCGATCCTCGTAATGGGCGCGTGCAATCTTCTGGTGCCATTCCAATGATTTTTTGGTGTTTTCTTCCATCTCCTTCAAAAATTGAAGAACTGCACCTGGGCGAGAAAGCTGTGCAGACTTCCCGCGATCAATGTCTTGGACTTCAATGATCAACTCATGGAGCGTCATATTTTTCCCACAAAAATGTTATTACGAACACCATAAAACCCGAATGCCTTTGTCGGACGCACCGCCTCAAACACCCCCATGGGCAACCGCAGGCGGGCCATGCGCAAAGCACGTCGTAAGCGCGTACTCATTAGAGCCCCGTCGCGGCGCAGGCTACGACCAAGTAGGCGTACCCAAGGGCCGCACAGGCCAGGGAGATCATCCAGTCTTTGGCGGTCATTGTTGCACCATCTTTGCATAGGCATCCAATGCAGCCTCGAACTTAGAGAAGGTACAATCCTCGCTGTGATCGCCTGCCAAATCCCCATCGCAGACAGGGCAGTAGCGGATCTCGTTAATATCGAAGCTTAAAGCCTGGGCAGCACCCAACACAATGACAATCTGCGCCATAAGTGGAGCAGGAACCAGGCACACATCTTGGTAAAGGAAGGGGGCGACACTCCGTACCCCCTCGCGATCCCCTTGAAGGATGACGACTTCCTTCAACCCAACAAGGTCATCATTACTTGGATCGCCAACAATGAAGAGCTTTAGTGTCATGCGGCACCTGCCTTGCCAGCCAACATGAGAAGTGTGTCCCGTGGCACGGGGATCATGGGCCGAGAGTCGCACAGAACCTCCTCAGCGATGGATGCGAGGATCTCCCGCTGTTGTTCAAAGTACTGAAGCGACTCCATAATTTGGAGCAATGTCCCAGCATCCACCCTGACCGCTCTGCCCTGCCGGGCGGCGATGCGTAATTGAGCGATCATCGCTTCGAGATCATGTTTGGTTTTCATGCCGCCACCCGGCAGGCCCGGAACCCACGAACGCCGCAAAGACCATCGAGATACCCGCCATCAAGGGCGGCCTCGATGCAGGCCAGTGAATCCGGAATCGGCTTCTGACCTGCCTTATGATACCGGACTACGGGCTCCGGGGGGCGATTGGGAACCAGGCGCAGTTTTGGCTGCTGCCGTTCAAACGCATGGGCCTCGATGACCTTCGATGCCACGGCCTGAGAGGCGGGTACAGGGATACCCAGCGTTTTGCAGGTTTCCACCTGCGAATCAGTCGGAGCCAAAGCCACGGTGAGGTCATCAACGGGGGCCTCGACGGAGGCCTTGGCAGGGGCCTGCATTTTGGCCAAGGCCTCGGTATGACCGGCACCATTGGCACGGCTATGGCGGTATTTTGACCAGCGGTTTTCCTCTGCGGCCATGCCTATTGATGCCTCGACATCGATGATGTAGGTCATCGGGCGTCCAGCGCTGAGGGCCTGCATGATCCGGTGGCGCATGGCGCGGCCACCAGCAGACGGGGCAGGGGCTCCGACGCGGTGGAGGGCTGTTTTTAGGGCTTCGTAGTCGATATCTGCATGGGCCAAAGCGGCAAAAAAGGCGGGGCGGTCAGCGTCGAATTCGGGGTCGTGGTCGTGTGAGGGGGGCATTGATGGCTCCAGGACCACGTAACTATAAGACACCTTCAATGATGTGTCAATTAGACACGATACCCTGTGTCACATTTGTATTCTATTTCACACTCTTAGACGGCCCTCGCCCCAATGGAGTGGGGTAAGCTGAGGGTATGACAACCATTCCTCTCCCCCCTGATCTCGAAGTTGCCCTGACGGCCCGCGCGGCGGCTGAGGGCGTACCTCTGGAAGAACTGATCGGCGACGCACTCCGAGAAGTGGCTGGTAGTACCTCCTTTGCCACACCTGAACTTGAGGAGGCATGGATGGAAGAGATTGCACGCCGTGAAGATCGTCTAGAACGTGGCCAGACCCAGGCCATCCCATGGGACCAAGCCATGCAACACCTCCGCCAGCGGGTACGGAGTGCGCGTGCAGCTTGAGATCCTGCCCGAAGCATTTGAAGAACTTGCGCAGGCCGTAGACTGGCTCAATGACGACCGGGTTGGACTGGGGGAAGAGTTGGTCGATGCCGTCGATCTGGCGGTTCGAGGTCTACTGCGTGCGCCCTTCATAGGGGCCCCCGTCCCTCACCGCAAATTGTCCGAAGAACATCGTCGTATGCTGGTACGGCGGTTTCGCTATGTGGTGATCTACCGCATTCGAGGCGATGTGCTTCAGGTGGTCGCCATTGCCCACACCAGCCGAAGCCAGACCTACTGGATGGGGCGCTGAAGGGGCCCGATCACCCCTTCTTCTGGGCCGCACCCGTTCGACCAGACCGCTCAGCGGGGATCATCGAGCGATGATCCTTCGACTTCTCCCCTCGTTGGGGCTTAGGCGAAACCTCTGGAATCTCATAGGTTGGGACAGGAGATGACTGCCCAACAGCCTGCTCAAAAGCATACTGCGCCATCCCTTTTGCAGTCTCTTTGGGTTGACCACTCGCCCGAAGCACCAACCCGGCTAATTCCACCAACCACTGCTGATCTGCTTCCGTGAGTTGTTGGGTTGAAGCCAAGAGTTTGGCATCAAGTGGTGCAATTTGTGGGACCGACATTTGGCCATCGCGGCCTCTAATCTCTAAAGTACCGCCACAGGTGGATACCCACTTTTCCAACGCCTCGATACTAGGCATACGCCTGCCTGCCTCAATATGGGAGACATGAGCACGGTCTATACTGAGATGGTCAGCAATTTCTTGCTGAGTAAAGCCAGCCTTTAGCCTTAGGTCTTTGAGTACTACCTGATAATCCATGTCCGCTTCTAATCGGCTATTGCTTGCATGGTGACGTGTCACATGGTATCGTGTCTGAATGACACCAGCATGGACTCAATGGCGCTCACGCGCAAATCTCACCCAAGAAGCCTTGGCCGAAATCGTGCTCGTGGATCGAGCAACGCTTTCTCATATTGAGAACGGTCGACGTAGGCCTTCTCTTGAGCTGGTCCAACGTTTATCCAGAGCACTCAACTTGAGTGTTGAGGAACGCCTAATAGCCACCGGACTTTCAGATAATGCTCAGGCGATTGCAGCATGAGCAAAAAAACAAAGACCCCCAAAGCAGAGCCAGTACGTGACGAAACGTGGCGTGATCTGGTTCTGTCCCACGATTTATTCGCGGGTGACTTTGGCGATGGCTCAGAGCGTACCCTATGCAATAAAATCGCCATCGCAAAACGCGGTGGTAAATGCCGCGAATGCACTGGCCCCATCAAAAAAGGGGAGACCATCCGGGTGATCAAGATGGTGGATTCCGAGGGATTCTATGGGGGGCGCTGCTGCCAGGCATGTTGCGATGCCATGGCGCTCTCAGCGAGCGATGGTGGGAAGGCGATGGATGCACGCGCCGCACGCGCTTCCCAGGCGACTGAATCGTGATTCTATCGGCAGCTATTCCTGCACCGGCATTGCCCGGCATCAGGCCTCCTTTCTTTCATCATTTCCTTCATCAGTCGGCCCGGCATGCAAGTGTCGCGTTGATGCAATGTCTTGGTTTTCATTTGGTTCTCTGCCGCCAGGAGGGATTGGAATGGTCTCCTGGCGCGCGGGGAACTTTGCCACATTTGTCGGCAGGCACAGATAATCAGGGTGGCGCGCGATGAGCAAAGGCAGCGGATTCCTATTGATTCCAGCGGCAAGGTTGACCGCGCCGGAAATTCGGAATTTGACCGCTGCCCAGCAGACTCTCTATGATCGCCTCCATTTTGCCCTGCATCAAAAAAATGGCTGTCGGCAGGGCTATTACTCTTACAGTGATCTTGCTGATCTCTGTAATTTGCATCCAAGCACCGTGATCGAAGGCATTAAGGTGCTGGTTGCCAACAACCTGCTACTCAAACGCAACCGGGTGGATGCCCGTAGCATTGCGATTTCCGCAGGCGGGCGGCCATTTCTTGCGGCTAATGGGTATCGCCTCTTGACGCCCCCCTCTCTTTGTTCCGATGAGGAGAAGGCTGAAATTGAGAGGCTACGCTTGGAATGGGGGCAGGCAGAGCAGGTGGAGTGTCGCGCCTGGCGTCGGGTACGGGAGCGCCATGCTCCCCAGGCCTCGGCCGAGGCCTCGGCCGAGGCCCATGCCCAAGTCCAAAAGGCCGCCCCCATTTCCGCACCTGAAACGTCCCTGGCTCATCAACTGGTGATGGATTTCCATGCCGCCATCGGCTCCACGTCACCTGCCGGGCGACGGGAGGTTGCACTGGCCGAGAAAATGATCGACCAGCATGGCGAAGAAAATGTGCGTATGGCCGCGCAATACGTGATCCGTACTGCGCAACCACGTAGCTTCATGCTCATGGATTACTACTGGCATAAAATTAGTTCCGACGCGCCTTCTCATCCAGTAGAAGATGAGGCAACGGCGGGCCTGGCTGCCCAGATCAGGGAGATGCTGCCCGGCCTCAGCGCCCGTGTGTCAGCCATCGATGTCAGCAGTGATAATGGTGCTGGGGGCATGCTCCGGTTGCGTCTGGGCCAGGACATCGAGGTCGGGCATGATGCTCTTGCCGGTCGTGTCTCCCTGGATATCGGCCTTCGCACACTCGAATCTGTATCCGTAGAGCTGGATCGGATGGATGAGTTGCGGCGTATAAGCCCCTGATTTCTTCCACCTGCCGATGGCAGGGATGGTGAGGTTTGTCTGAGGCGCTTGTGCGCCTTTTTGCGTTTTTGGGATATGTACGCTTATATGGCTGGATATCACGCGAAGCATGGCGGGCCGCCACATGGTCTTAAAATCATCCACCTGGTCTTAAAATTCGTTGTCGCGTAGGGGCGATCCCTGTCCAGGTATCGCGTCGTCAGTGATTTATGCTGAAGCATGAGCTGTCATACTACCCTGATGTAAATCACACATGATTTTTGTAGGTTCATACTCAGTCACCCTATCGGAATTTACAGTAGGGGATGACGGAAGAGCCGCCAGGGGATGACGGAAGAGCCGCCAGAACAAAGAGATCCCAAGCAGATCTCAAGTAGAAAACACGGTCGCGTTCGTAGAACCGATTGCAAAATTGCATCACTAAAGGCAAGAATGGCCTATACGGCTGCATAGTAAATGGTTAGAATTGGCACATGGACCCTGTAAGGTTGAATGAAGCACGAAAGGCCGCAGATCTGTCCTGGCTCGCGCTGGCCGATAAGGCGGGCATTTCACCTCGCCACATGCGGCGACTGGCAGATCCCACCGGTGATAATGAAGGTGTGACCATAAAAGTGGTCAAAAAACTGGCCATTGCTTTAAAGGTTCGTCCTGGCTGGCTCGCATTCGGTGAAACATGAGCGGCGGTCAGGTGCGCCTGAATGATCGCTTACGCCTGGCTATCGGCAGCCGTCCCCTGGACCGGGTAGCCAGGGAGGCGAAAGTGGACCGGCAGACCCTTCGGGCCGCCCTGAGAGATGATCAGAAGCGGGGCCCCACACTTGATACAATAGAGGCGCTCGCACGGGTATTATTGGTGTCGCCCGGTTGGCTTGCTTTTGGGGAGGGTAAACCCTGAAATGCCGCGTAAAGCGACCAAAAAGGTACGTAAGGCTGCCCAATCACCTGACCGCGCAAAACCGCGCAAAACCGCGCGCCCGGTGAATCTTGCAGCACGCTTGGCTAAGGGGGAGACCTACACATCCATCGCGGCGTCGCTGAACGTTCGGAGAGAAACAGTGGCCGCATGGGCAGCCTCTCCCACGATCCAAAAGGAATTGGATGCTATTAAAAATGAGTCCAATGAAGAAGCACTCACACTGTTGGCGATGTCCAAGCCCATCGTCGTCCGGACATTGCTTGAGCGCGCCACAGGGAAGCGCACAAGCAAAAATGAAGAAGGCGTCGAGGTCAGCATCGATATTGAAACCACGCCTGCGGCATCGGTATCGGCAGCTCGCACCCTAGCGGACCTGTCTGGCCTGGTTCCCCCTCAGCGTGTCGAGATCGTCAGTACGACCGACACGGAAACCGACGATGAGTTGGAGGCACGCATCGCCAGACTCCAAAAGAAAGCTCTACGATGAGTGGGCGTGCTGAGCGGAAAGAGTATGCAGACGCCCTGGAAAAGCAGGCCCGTCGCATCGCCCAGGCCCCTCTGGCTTGGTCTGAACTCTGGAACCAGATGGAGCCCCGGACCTCTCAGCGCCGGGCCCTTCTCGCCCTAGCAGACCCCGGCGTCAAAATGCTCAGCGTACTGGGAGGCAACCGGGCCGGGAAGAGTGACGTGCTCGCCCAATGGATCACCGCACAGGCCGGGGGTTTGGATGCCCGTATTGAGCGACCCTGCGGCCCCCTCTACTGGGTACGGCGGTGGCTCTCCATCAATGGCCTGCCCGAATCCTTGATCGCCCCAGGCCCAGGTCGAGTTTGGGTTGGTAGTCCAACCCATGCCTCGGCAGTCGAGCAAATCCGGCCGAAGTTAGCCTATTATGCCCCCCAGGGAACCCGCAAAGTGAGCTGGGACAACAAGGGTGGGGAGGGAGAATTACATTATCCGGGTGGGGGGTGTATCGTCAGTAAGGCATACAAACAGTACGATGCAGATCCCCAAACATGGGAGGGGGCAAACCTCCGGGCGATTGGCCTCGACGAACAACCAAACAGCCGCGATAACCTCACCGCTGCCATTTCCCGACTGGTGGATCAAGGCGGGAAAATCGTCAACGCTCTCACACCCCTGCGCGGCAAAGTAGACTGGTACTATCGGGATCTCATTCGCCAGCCACCGGACTGGTTTCGGGTGCGTCATCTCTGGGGGGAGGACAACCCCTACATCTCCCAGAGCGAGTTGGCCCTTCTGATCGCAGCAACGCCTGCCTGGCAACGGGCTGCCCGCGCCCGTGGCGAATTTGTTTCGCCGGAAGGCGCAATCTATCCCCTGGATCATAATCTCCACTTGGTGGACCCTTTCCCGATTCCTGATGGCTGGATTCACTGGCAGGGCTGGGACTGGGGTGCCAGGTCTCCGCACGTCGTCTGGGTTGCCGAGGATCGAAAGGGCGATCTTTATTGCTATGGCGAGGTGGCACCCCGGCGTTCTACCACCCAACCCGGTCTTACCGATCAGGCTTTCATTAAAATGGCCCGCGATGAGGAGCGGGCCCCCAAAAATGCCACAGTCTATCGGGTGGCGGATTCGGAGAGTCCAGGGGCCATTGAGGAAGCTGCTGCCCAAGGTCTCTGGCTGTTCCCAGCCACCAAAGGACCGGGATCAGTGATGGCTGGGATCACCCTGTTGCAGGCATTGATGTCCACTACCAACCCGGAAACGTTGGAACTTCAGCGACCACGCATTTTCATCATGAAGGGGCGGTGCCCATTGCTCCAAGAAGAATTGGAGGGGATGCGATGGGCAGAAGAGCGCGATGGCGTAGATCCACATCCTGATCCGGCATGCCCTGATCATGGCCCAGATGCGCTTCGATACATCGTCCAGTACCGGCAATCCATGGGCATGCGGTGAGTAGACTCACCGTTGCACGGCGTTGTAGTCAGCCTACAGAGTTGCATGGAACTTAACCGCCTCCCCTGGTATTCTCGTGTATGGGGCACTGTTACGGGCTGGGTGCGCACGGCACTTGGTAGCATAAAAACCCTGCGTTCTCCCCCTGGAAGGGCCGGAATTAGCAGTGGCCGGGTCGCCTCTCCCAAGCGGGCCGAACAGGATCTCAGCAATATTGCATCGTCACCCACCATCTATGCTGCAGTCCTGCGGCGGGCGTTGACCTTCGCGACCTACCCAGTGCGGGTCTACAGCGGATACTCAATTGGAGGGCGAAAACTCAAGGCATTAGACCCAGAAAAGGTGCCTTGGGTGGGGTCGCTGCTTCGACTCCTCCAACTGCCGGAGCCGGAGGATAGTGACAGCGATGCGGTTTTCCCAGCCAACCCAGGCGAGGGTTTGTTGGCGCAAATCGTCGCAGATCTAATCATGACCGGTAATGCTTTTGTGGCCATCACCATGTCCAAATCGGGTGATATCATTGGCCTACATCGTCTGCATCCCCGATGTATGACCCTGGAACGCGGGGTTATCGGTGATGAATGGGTCTACCGCGCCAATATGATGCTGCCCAAGCGGTATCCCCGGCGAACGGTCGCCCATTTAAAGCTATTGAGTTGGGAGAGTGGGGCCCAGGGGGAGTTGGGGACGGGTGCCGGGGCACCACTGCAGGCGCTGGTGAGAGCCGAAAAGGCGGCCCTCAACCAGACCGCCAACATGGTGGAGCAAGGCGGCGGTGATGTGATCATCACGGCGGCAGGGCCGACGGGTGCCGCCTTCCTCAGCAACAAAGAGAACCGCGACAAGGTCGCCAAGGAAATGACAGAGGCGCTGATAGGGGAAGATGGGCGCCGTACCTTTGTTGTGGGTGGCGATTTTAAGGTTGGGGACTCTGGGATTAAACCCGCTGATCTCCGTGCCCCTGAACTCATCAAAGAATCGAGGAGCTCTGAACTCTCAGCCATCGGTGCCGTGCCTGTCGGCATCGGTGCGGACGCCGGCACCTATGCTACTGCAGTCCAGCAGTACCGCACCCAGGCCGAGCTCGATGAGCAGATCCAGTCTGTCTTAGAAGCCGGGTTCTTGCGTCCCCTGGCCCGCCACTTCGCACGCCGGGCGGGGGGCCGATGGCTTGCCCGACTGGACCAAGTCACCGCCCGTATCGATCTGTCGTCACACCCCGGCTATGCGTACATGCGGACGGAGCAGGTCAGTCGCATGACGGCCCTGGTTACTATGGGATGGGATGCGGAACAAGCATCCGAAGCCGAAGGCCTCGACCTACCCAAGCCCACAGGCCAACCCCGGCAGATGGCAGGTGGTCCACCAAACAATGGGCCTGCGGCACCACTCGGGGATGGGGCGGGGCCCCGCACGACACCATTGGCCCCCCCAGCGCTGGGATCATTGTTCCGAGATGCGGAGTTCGAGGAGATAGTGCCACCAACACCAATGCCTCCGGAAGCTGAAAGGATTGCCCACCATCATCGGGTCGAGGCCCGTCGTGCAACGGCCGATAAAGATCTTCAGACGGCATCTCAGGCCGCACTGGATGAAGACCTCAAGCGATACCTGGCGGCGGTGCTGCCGGCGCTGGAAGCATCGGATCGGATGGTGCGGGCAGAGCAACCCGATCCCGAAAAGATCGTCCCTGCCGCAGAACCAAATATCTATACCCAAAACATGGGAACATCCTGGCTCAATTCCTGGGAGTCCGGTGCCTCCAACGCATTGGATGGGGTGGAAGGTGCCGAGGATGTGCCCACCCCAGAGAATTCCCCTGGAACCCTGGATCCCTTGCATGAATCCGCGAAGGGGATGGCCGCTACCACACGCGAAGGCGTGATCAGGATCGTAAGGCGGGGGTTGGATGAGGGTTTATCCACTCAGGATATCGCCGCAAACATACGATCTGCCTATGAATTCTCGCCCGAGCGGTCGCTATTAATGGCCCGAACTGAAACTGTTATTTCACAACAGTATGGAACGAACGCCAGATATAGTGAGGCGGAAAATGCTGGCCTTGACATCGAGGTCGAATGGATGGCAGGCACGCCCACCCCCAGCCAGCGCCCCGACCATCGGGCTTTGGATGGGGCAGTGCAGCCCGTTGGTGGCAAGTGGACCTTCGCAGATGGCGTTAAGACCGATGGCCCCGGTCTCTCTGGTGTCGCCGAGCACGATTGCAATTGCCGATGCGGCACCCGTGCGCGCTTACGCAAGAAATAGTGAACGCTTGTTCTGGTTAGTGGACTCACCGTTGCAGGGAGCGGTAGATCTACTATCCTACAAAGATGGACCTCCGTGCCATTTTTGCCCATGCAATGCTCTCAGGGCATCCCCCTGCGCTCATTGGGCGTCTGCTGGCCGATACAACCCGTGCCGGTGAAGTGGTCCCGCTGGACCCTGCAACGGGTGGTGATGTAGCGGCGTCGAAAGATGACCGACCTGCCTTTGTTTTGTCATCAGAGGGGGAGGCGACAGATGGCAACATCATCCTCCAACACTGGGACCTGAGCCGTATTGGCACCGTGGGGGTGCCGGTTCTCTGGAACCACTCCCCTGACGTCCTTTTGGGGCGATGGGAAGATGCGAAGGTCATGCCGCTGGAGAAGACCTCTCTGGTGGCCAGGGCCTTTTTTGATCCTGAAGATCCAGTGGCTCAAAACCGGCGTCGCCAAGTCAAGCAGGGGCTGCTCTCGGCGGTTTCTGTGGGTTGGCGTCCTGGTCGGATGATACGCCGTGGAGAATTGGATCCCTCGGATCCGCTCTACAAACCTGCTGAAGAAGGCGACTGCGGGACGGCAGGCGAAGGGTACGTCATGGGTACGCCTGAGGAGCCCAACGGGCTTATTGAGGGCAGCCTTACACCTACCCCCTCGGACCCGAGGGCCGTGGTGACCGAACGCCTGCATCGCATTGCTGGCCGTGATGTTGCCGCTTTTTCCAAGGGGGAGGGGCTAAAACTCGATGCCCTGCTTCCCTTGATTGCAGCGGATCCCAAGGTCCGGGCATGGCTCGACCAGCGTCTAACGCGCATTGTTCGGGAGGAACTGGCCAAGGGCAGTCCCTCTCCCACTTCTAAGCCGTCCGAGCACCTGCTTGGGCGCATGTTCTCTGGGGGTTGATATGGAGTTCGAGGACGACGATATTTTTGAACGCCTTGGTGAGGTCAAACCCATCACCAAGGATACAAGCTACCCCGCGCTCAATGAGACCTTCGGGGTACATCGAGCTGCCATCCAGGCCCTTGCCGGGGACGCTGCCCGACAGCGCGAAGCCGCCGAAAAGATGCGGGTTGAGATGGAGAAGGAGCTGAAGCAGGCCAAGAAAAATGAGTCTGCCATCTGGGTACCGGGCGGCGAAGCATCTCGGATGGATGCCCGATACCTTCTGCCAGACGGGTCAGTACGTCTTGGCAATACAAAATTGCGCTACTCCCTTCCTGATGGGTCCACCGATGAGGTGAGCGTCCCTGGGCTTCTCACCGACCCCTACCCGGTGACTCGGGAGCAACAGCGCCTCCAAAATGCCTATGCAGGCATGGCCGTGGCCTTTCGTCGGGCCGTGGCCTTGCGCATACGTGCCCCCTGGACAGATCCACTGGTACGGTTGGCCTTCCGGTCATTCCGGCGTTCAGCACTCGATATGCCTGGGCGTACAGGTGATTTTTTACGGTCAATGTACGCTGATCCAGAACTCTGGAAGCGCGTCATCTCTGGTACCGCAGGTAGTGGTGGAGAGATGATCAATAATCCCACCACGGCAGAGATTCGGCGTCCTACCTATCTGCTTCGGCGTATTCCTGGCCTGGTCAAGACCCGTGAGGCTGTGTCCTCTACCTTCAAACAGCCCATCGTAACTGGTAAGGCATTGGGGCGGCGTCGCGGCACGACCAGCAATGACCCTGCGACCTATCCAGTGCAGCAATTTACTACGTCCGATGCGGCTGTTGTGGTAGTGGATCGGGTCATCAATTCCTTATTGGACCCCAACTGGATTAACGACGCAGGCAATGTGCTGGCGGACCCGATGGGTGAGGTGGTCGATTGGTTGATGCAGGGGGATGCCGATACCCTCGAATTGGCATTTTTACACGGTGATACCGCTTCGAGTCACCAGGATGCGATTGATACCTGGACCCTCGGCAGCTACTACACTGCGGGGCGCCTGGGGGGCAGTGACAGCCCGGCAAAATTCTGGATTGGGTGGCGGGCGCGGGCCGTGGATGACAGCGCCACGGCGAGCGCGGGTGGAACATGGGAAGCCACCGACCACTGGGGCACCCTTGAACTCATGGGTAGCCTCGGGGCGGGGGCGGTCACCATCACTGGCCTGCACTGTCTTTATACCCAACTTGTCAGCAACTCTTTGTTCCTGACGATCCAGAACTATGGCAATGCAGCAACATTGGTCACTGGAGAAATCGGAAGTATCGGTGGGAAACCACTGATAATTTCTGAATTCATCACCAATGATTTCGACTCAACCAATGGGCTATTTACGGGTAGTAACGCCTCCACTGAAATGCTCTTCGTGAACACTGATAAGTACACGCACTATGAGCATACTAGTGGGTCCGATGACTACGACGTGACCTATCCTGAAAAGGGTGCCCAGTACGTCGGCATGCAGCGCCGTAGTGTGCTGACCTGTGAAGCCACCACGGGCGAGAAGCCCTGTGCTCTCCTCTACAACCTCTGATCTTTTGGGTCTTTGACCGCTCTGGAGTCTGTTTTGGAAAAGATCCCTGTATCTGCGACGCTTAAGTGCGCCGCTGGAACGGCAGCACGGGTGTACTTCACGCCACCTCTTGGGGTGACATGGAAATTGGAGGAGGTGTACCTCACGCCCAATGAGGCCGTAGCCACCAATGGCACGGATTATGTTAGTATAAATGCCTATAAGGGAAGCTCAACATCCCTTGCGACGGCGCGCGTCACTTCCAGCACCGGGCTCACTCAGGGCGGGGTCGAGGCCCTGACCCTGGCCGATGAGGAGAATTCTACCAATCGGGAAATCACACGGACTTCCCCCCTTTCTGTGCGGGTGGCTCACTCAGGGTCGGGTAAATTGGTGGATTCAGTGGTCACGGCGGTTGTTTCCGTGAAGAGGGTGTAATGGACTATTGCATCGTCGTTTACAACGGAAAAGACCAGCCTTCGCACCTTAAAGATGCGTTCCGCCTCAAAGGGACGACCTTTGCGACAGGCAAAGAGCAGGAGGTTACGGCGGATCTGGCCGCAAAGCTCCTGCGGTCTGCCCCCAAAGACTCCGTGAAGGTCATTAAAGGGGAGCCTAAAGAGTCCCCAGTGCTCTCTGGGACCGCCAAGGAGGCTGCCCGGCGCATCAAAGAGCACCGGGAAATGTTCCCAGTTGACCCAGCGAAGTCGTTGGAAGGCATCCCCGTACTGTCTGCCAAGGCACTTGGGATCCTCCAGCAGAAAGATCAGGAGAAGGCTCTTGCCAGTATCGCTGCGGGTGAGTTGGACGAAGATCTGGCAACAGCGGCATTCACCGCCCATCTACTCCGCAAGCCAGAACTAGCGGCCGCCCTCGCACGTCGGAAGGGCTGAGCCATGGGTGTGCTCTTATCGAGCACCCTGGCCTCGGACTATCTGGCAGGGGTGGCCTCCACGGATACGGCCACCACAGCCATCCTCGCACGGGCGTTGGTTCGGGCGGAGAGCCAAGTTGCCGTACATTTGGGTTATCCTGGTCTATCGGCTACTCTGGAATCTACCAGCTACACCCTGCGGTTACGTGGTAGTCGTATTGAGCCTAAAAGGCTACTCATACCCGTAGCACCAGTGACGGCCGTGGCCTCGGTCTATCAGGATTTGGATCTGGCCTTTGGCAGTGGCACACTGATTAATTCTGGCGACTATGAGCGGGAAGATCTGCGGTGCGGCAGCTATCTGAACCTGCTCCCCACTGGGCAGACATCGACTTGGTTCACTGCTGAGCGGTCAATTAAGGTCACCTGCACAGCCGGGTATGCCGATGAGGCGGCAATGCCCACTGTGCTGGCCGATGCGATCTATCGGATCGTGGCGGACTGGTGGTTACGGCGGACTAACCGGCATCTTGGCAGTATTTCTGCGGGTGGACAGAACCAATCTGTCCTGGATCTAAAAGATGCCAACCCTGACGCCTTGGCCATTCTGGAGAAATTCAGGATTTTGGGCTCTGTGGGAATCTCATGAGCGGGGCCACCCTCGAAGATGTCCAGGCCCGAATCCAACAACTCGGTCAGCAGCGCCTCCCTGGTCTATTGCGCCTGGAGTTGCTGAGGGCGGCCCTCTTTGGCGAAGGAGAAGCGAAGGGACTGGCGGGTACGGTGCTCAAAGTACGATCCGGAATGCTTCGCCGTTCCATTATTGGGAAAGTGGATGGTGACAGTAGGATCATTCTTTCGGCCGGAGATGGGCAACGGGTACGCTACGCTGCCATCCACGAATACGGCGGAACTATCCGACCAAAACGTGGGAAATATCTCGCCATCCCCGTTGGCCCTGCCCTCACGTCCTCTGGGGTTGCCCGTTATGCCAGTCCTCGTGATGTACCTGGCTTGACCTTCGCCCAAAGCCGAAAGGGCCAGCCCATGCTAGTCCAGGCCCAGAAGGCTGGGAGGGGGAAAACAGGAAGGGCAGCAGGAACGGTGATGTTTTTACTGCGTCGGCAGGTCACGATCCGGGCCCGTCCCTTCATGGGGCCAGCCATGAAAAAGACCGCAGAAGCATTGGCTGAGCGCCTGCCCAAAGTGCTGGTAGAGGTGATCAGTGGGCAGTAAAGCACGACTGATTTTTGCTGCGGTGAAAACTGCCTTGCAAGCAGCTAATGGGGCAGATCCCTATACCTATGACCTATCTTCCGCTGGCAGGGTGGTGATGCGGCGGCCACGTATGGAGGACACTCAGTCTCCTGTCGTTTATGCGATGCTGGAGGGGTTTGATAGCGAGGGGGCACCCACCATTGGAGAGTATCGACGCAACCTCATTTTACACATAGAAGGTCGGGTCAGCCCCGGCACTCAAGATCCGGAGGAGCGGGCCTTATCCGCATTGGATCTCCTAAATGATATCATGCAGGCCCTCCAGTCGGATCGTAGCTTGGGCAACTTGGTTCTGGATATCATCGTGAGTGGCACCACATTAGATGGAGATGAGGTTGGCCTGACAAACTTTGGCATTGTTTACGCTATGGCAACGATGCACTGGGATGCCCTCAGCACGGAGGGAGCATGAGTTGGTTAGACGGATGGGAAAAACGAGCCAGCGTGACTGTTGATAATAGTGGTGGTACCACGGCTACTATCGATATTCAGTTCACGATACCAGCAGACTGGGATGAGTTTTGGGAGACTGTTCTCTCTTCTGGGGCCGACCTTCGGCTGGCTGCTGCCGATGGCGTGACATTGATTGGCAGTGTGGAATTTAATAGCTTCAGTTCTACCAGCCGGACATGTACGGTCAAGGTCAATAACTGGACACCCCCAGAGGAGGGGATGTGTCAGGTTTTTCTGTACTGGAGCAATTCGACGGCCACCACTGTCTCCTCCTCGCAAACCTTGTCCTCACCTAAAAGCGCATACGTGGAGCTGGGCGCGCCCACGGCCCGTACGATCTCCGTACGCCCAGAGAATTTCAAGGATTTACGCCCAAGGGCAAAGATCCAGAAGACCTCTGGGGAGGCCGTGTATGTGTTTTTTGACCTTTCAGGCATACTGGAATCTCGGCGTACCCCCTATGGGGACCGTATGCTGTATGAAGAGATCTCACGGGTGTCTTCGTTGCAGGTATTGACGGCTGGAAGCAACCAAACGTCAATGTACACGGCAACGGAAAGCAGATTCATCCAGGGGCGTTTTGTACGAGTCCTGGTAAAAGCAGGTGACGATGCGACGGATTACACAATCGCGTTGCAGGTCACTACAACTAATTCACAGGGGGGCAAGCAGGTGCTGGAAGCGCGCGCCTGGCTGGCTGTCCGCAACACAGACGAGGCGTAATTCATGCCACCAAGAAACCAGGGTAGAGGGACTGTATTAGGACTTGGTAAGGAAAGCACGTGGGGCACAGAGGTTTCCAGAACCACATGGGTGCTGGTTTCTGCCGTCTCACTGGCGCTTAAGTCCTCCTTTGAGCGGTCGCCCACTCTTCTCCAGTCGGAGGGAAGCGCTAACGCAAAGCTCTTCTTCCAGACAGAAGAGGTGGTATCGGGTGGATTTGAGGCTATCGCCTGCTATGAGGGTGGGTCCGCATTGGGGCTTTTGCTCCACTATGCACTTGGGGCAAAGAGCACGGCGGGCAGCGGTCCCTATACTCATACGATCACGCTTGCATCCGATCTGCCACCAGGTCTGACGGGCGAGTACAAACGTGGGACGGATACCTCCGGGACGGAGGAGTATTATGGTCTTACAATAAATAAGCTTAGCTTGGAGATCCAGGCGAAACAGGAGATGAAGATCTCCGTCGATTTCCTGGGTAAGAATGGTGGGGCGCGGGCATCGGGGGGATCCTCCTCCTTTGGCACCCGCTACCCAATTCTGCATCACCACGGCGGGACATTCTCCTGGAATAGCGGCACCGGCAAGGTCACCCGGCTCAAGTTGTCCATCGACAATAAGATGCAGCAGCCGCATGAGATTGGGAGCTTGAACCCAAGCCAACCCTCAAGAAATGAGCACTCCGAGATCCTAATTGAGGTGGAGATCCTGGCCACCAGCAACACCCTCCGGGCGGCCCATCTGGCAGGCACCCAGTCTGACTTCGCAATTACCTTCTCGGACGGCACCCGCTCATTGGCAATCACTGGGCACAACGCCCTAATTAAGTCCTATGAAGATGGGATCTCCGGTCCCGGCGACGTCATCCAGAAGGTCACCTTTGAATGCTTTTCAGATGGCACAGACGAAGGACTCTCCTTGGTTCTCACCAATTCTAAATCTGATTGTGACGTGGATTAATCATGAAAAACATTCTTAAAAAGATCCAAGATATGGAGTGTACTGGCGTCAATCTGGGAGGATGCCAGTGGCGTATTCGACGGATCTCCTCCATTGACATGATTCGCCAGGGAGAAGGGCTATTTGCGGCGCTTCCTCAATCCGATGAGGACCGGATAGAACTGGCCAGCATCGCGGAGATGCCTGACGGCGCTGAGAAAGAGCATCGCATGGGTGGCTTCAAGCAGAGAAAAATGCAAGAACAGCTCGGTAAAATCAATGAGTTGATCGCTTGGCAGGAAGCTGTTCTGATGGAGAGTGTGATTGGGGTGGCTGAGGAGGGCGAAACGTCCACAGATGGGAGCCACTGGCAGCCTGCGAAGTTCGTTCGAGGCGATGCGGCCCCCTTTAAAGAGGGGGACAGTATCGCTGAGATGCCATTTAAGACCCTCTCTTTGGCTGAGAGGGCACAACTGGTACAAATCATCATTGACCATTCAAACGGCGGGGCGGAGGCATTGGCACGTGTCGCCCGATTTCGCGGAGGATCCTGATCAGGTGGATCTTGTGGATGCCATTGCAGCCCGGTACGGAACGGACCCTTACAGTGTGATGCTGTGGGATCCTGAGCGCCTTGGCTTTGCGATGGTCTGCATGCGGGCGGTGGATGCGGCCAAAGGGCGGGCGCTGAAAAAAGGCGCAATGGCCATGGTGGGGCTTGTGTAATGGCTGACAGCACTAAAGTTACTCTCATCCTCGAACTTCAGAATCGCGTAGGCGGTCCTGCAGGCGATGCTGCGGGTGCTTTGGGACAGACGGCCGAGGCAGCCCGGACGGCAGCCGAGCGCCTGGTAGACTCGGCCGAGGCCATGGGCAAGGCAAAGGCCCAAGATCAGGCTATGGCAGCGGCGTTGGGCGTTTCGGTCGGGGAGTATCGGGCGCTTCAGGGGCAGTTGGAGGCCACGGCGGCGGCGCAGCAGTCTGAGCGGGATGCGGCAGTGGCAAGCCTGGCTGCCTTAGGAGCGGTGGGAGATCCGGTCGCACAACTCAATCAGGCTTTTGAAAAGCAACGAATTGAGATTGAGCGGCTTCGGGCGGCAAGTGGGGACATGGAGGCGGCCGACAAAGCACTGGCCGCTGCCCAGAAAAAACTGGGGGAGGATATTAAAAAAACCACCGGGGAGGGCGGTGAGGGACTAAAAGATTTTGGTGATAAAGCCCAGAAAGCATCTCAGGGGTTGGGAGTCATCTCTCCGGCGGCAGGTCAAGCAGCAAATAGCATTGCCGATCTGACAGAACTATTCACCCTAATGGCCAATCCCATCGGCATCGCAGTCGGCGCTATGGCGCTCATTACTGGGGTCACGGTTGGGCTGGTCGCTGGCCTTGGAGCGGCCGTCTTTGCAAGTGATGAGGCACTTAAGAGTCTCGAAGGATTTAAAAAGATCCGGTCGGACTTTTACCCAGGTGTGCCAAAAGAAACTATCGCCAGTATCGATGCAGTTAATGCATCAGTGACTGCGATGAAATCCATCTGGGATAAGGCAGTAGTGACTCTGGGGGGAAGTGTTGCACCGGCTTTTGAGCGAGTCGCCAATGTGATGGTCGGTCTTGCCCTCACAGGAGAGGTCGCATTTGAGCGGTTTTTGGAAGGCAGGAGTATCTTTCACGACCTAGCTGTTTTTGTAACAACGCAGTTTGTAAATGCATTGACAGCGCCACTGAAGCCTCTCCAGTGGCTGGTACAAGTATTGGGATGGCTTTACACCGCCACCGGACAAGAGTTGCCCAGTGGCATAGCCTCTGCCATCGATAGTTTTTCCAATCTACAGCAAACTATCGCAGAAACAGCCGTATCTTACTACGAAAATGCTGCGGCAAGTGGGGTGCTGGGGAGCACATGGGATGATCTGGCGGCCAAAGGGGCTAAATTCATCGGGATCCAGCAGCGGGCTACCAAAGCAATGGAAGCCGATACCAAAGCCACAAATGAAAGTGTCAACCATTTTGCCTCATTGGAACGGCAGGTTGATGCGCTGAGTGCTGCGCTGGAGGGGATTGACTACAGCGCCATTGAGGATGATGCGACCGCCCTGGCCGATGCACAGGGGGTATTGGATGACCTGCTGGGGAAAACCCCCAGCCATTTGGATGCGGTGAACGGTGCCATGTCTGCCCTTGTGGGCAACTACATGGACGGCAAGATGAGTGCCGAAGCGTATGCTCAATCGTTGGACATTCTCTATGAAGCCCAAGCCAAGGCGATGGAGATGGATGCGGCCGATACCAAGGCCAGGGCACTCAAAAAGGTAGGGGATACTGCCAATACAGTCGTGTCTGCGTCTACCTCCATCTCTGGACTGGTCAAACTGGATCCCACCGGCATTTCCAGCGCTGTGGTCGGAGGCCTC